GCTTAGTAACCCCGAAGCTGTACACAGTGTCAGACGCCACAGGAGCCTCTGAGAGCGCTTTCCCTGTACCCCGAGCTGAGTGGTCGCTTATACCCGAAACCGCATCGGTTAGAACCTTTGCGAACCCAAGGTAGTTCGAGTCCGTTGCAGCCATCTGATCAAAGAGGCTTTTGGCAAAACTAAAGCGTTGGTCATCTAAGACGAAGCCATACTCGCCGATTACCTTGCCGAACGCGACCGTATCAATAGCCTCGGCAAATCCAGCCTCGTCGGTCAGCGCTTTAATCAGCTCGAACGTACTTGTGTCTTGAACCCCAAACGCGTCAACAAACGAAGCAAATAGGAGAAAGTTTCCCAGCTCTGCTTTAACAACGTTTTGGTTAACGTTTACTGAAGTCTGGGTCAGTACGTTTAGCTGCTCAAAATGAGCAGTTAGCGCGTTAACCAGTTCGACAGCTTTTAGTTTCACGCGAAGTCCGCCCGAATCTTAAACTTGAGCTTTTCGAACAAGGTTTCTCTAACGCCGCTACTGCGGACAACCTCGATCTCGCCTTCGTACGTCCCAGCGTCGACTTGCAGGTCGTCTGTCGCCCACTGAAGTACCGCAACACCGTTGTTCGCAGTGTCCGGGTTTATGTAAAACGCGCGAGAGAACAGAACGCTTTCCGCGCCTGCTTCCCGAAAGTGAAGGGTAACCGTCGCGCTGGTCAAATCGACCGCCGCGTTGTCGTCCTCGTTTGTCAGCGTTACCCGAATCTGGGGGCCTGTATCGCCTTGAACGTACTTAAATACCTGAGCCATTAAATCCCCCTGCGAACGCTGGCTTTGTCAAACCCAACCATCTTGGCGCGTAGGCTTGAACGACGGGTGTCGCGGCCTTTAGCGTCGGTGGCGTGTTTGTAGAATTCCGATTTGTAGTAGGCGCCAAGCTCGAAGTTGGTCCATTCCTTGCCCGGTATCATCGCTAGGCGGTAAATAGCTCCGCACGCGATTGAACGCCCGTGCGTTTCGTAAATAAAGTCCTCTACGCCTGTAGCCGTCAGCGCCGGTTTAATAACACCCGTTCCCTCGAACTCATACTTACCGTCGGGGGTAGGGTAGAACCGGATCTGCGAGTCTTGGTAGATACTAAAGGACATGGGTCGGCCATTAGCAGAGCCACTTGGCAACGCGTAGTGTCGATCCGACACCCGGCTAATAGGTTGTCCATTAACGTAAAGAACTAGAACATCCTCTAGGACAGTCCTCGTAGGCACCTCAACGTCGTACTCAGCGGTGTTTCTGCTGGTGTAGTCCTTGTCGATGTCATACCGCCATATCTGGCTAATACCACAAAACTCCGCTGCTGCTTCCTGCAAGTGAGTTTCAATGATAATTTCCGGGCAGCCCGGTAAAAGGGGCTGAATGTACGGAAGAAAACTGTCCCATGCTACTGCCATATTAGGTCACCGAACTCTGGTTTAAAGGCGAGGACGCCGCGTCCACCTGATTTTTGGTGTTTAGGGCTGCGTTAAACGCACCGTAAGCTGCCTGCGCACGTTGCTCGTTAGCACCGTATTCAGCATCTTTTGAGTACGCTCGGTACAGCATCCAGTCGATCATTGGGGACATGTAGATGTCATCCAACAAAATAACTGTAGTGTCTGAAGAGTCTGGATCGAGTTGGGCTTCTGTCAGTGTAGTTGCACCCGGAGAGTCCGTGTACACAACTTCAATTTCCGCCGCATTTGTTGCGGGTGGATAGACAAAAAACTCTTTCGGCTGACGTGGATCAAATGTGTAGTGCTGGATGTTTACCGTGCCTGTTTCGGCGTGCCACGTGGGGCGTTGGTCATCCAGAACGCTACGTGCAACAAGGCGTATAACCCTGTATGTTGACGCTGTAGCGAGGTTTCTTGTCACGTCCAACAACCGTAGCCCAGAAGGGAACTGTGTTGTCAGCGTTTGTCGCGTACCGGCGGCACATGTAAATGTACCCGCTTTCGCGTTTGCGTCAGGACGTGCGAGCGTGATGGCGAGATAAGACTCGTTCATCCAGTTCTGCAATTCCGTGCGCGGCCAACGAATGTTAGTGTCCTGAAGGACATCCTCTACTCGCCGAATAATATCAGTGACTTTTACGGTAGACATCGGTTACCCCCTCTTAGGTGAAGCGGTAGTACGAGCCGTCTTGACGGACTTAGCACTTTGCGCTTGAGGTGTAGAAACCGGCTTTACAGTCTTTGCCATCTCTTCGCCTTCGGCGGTTAGAACCAACTTGTCATCAACTACTCGGGCCACAACCACGCGTGATCCGTCAACCTTAGCTACTGCTTTGTTTGCAACAACTTCTGCGTTCACGGCATTGATTAAATCAAATACATCCATAACAACCTCCTTAGTTGTATGAGGGGGGTTGCCCCCCCTCTAAGGTGTTAGGTTGCAGAACCGACGATAGCAGTTACCAAAGCTTCAGGCTTAACGACCTTGCGACCGTAGACGGCTAAGCCGCGCACGATGTCACCGAAGTCAGTCTGATTACGCAATGGCTCAGTTTTGCTGATTTGCGAGGCAAATGCGCAAGCATTTTTCGTGCCCGCGACCATCATGCGACGCGCCTTGGCGTTAGTTACTGTAGCACCGCCCGAGACCGCAGACAGGCCCGGAACCAACGCTTTAGCAGCAGCACCTTTTGGCAGGAGGTTGGAGACGTAAACGTCGAAGCGGTCCAACATACCGATTTTGCCGGTACGGATGGTGCTTGACTGGTCACCGGTGAAGTACGCCTGTGCGATGTCAGTTTGCATGAGCAGCTGGCGATCGAAAGGAGAGATGATTAACCAACGGCCTTCCTCTGGAACGTTTTGCTCGTCAAGAGCAGCTGACATGCGAAGGATCGCTTTCAACACGTTTGCAGGGGTAGATTGGTCGATCGGAGCAATGTCAGTACCGAGGTTGTACGAGTCAGACAAGTTACCAGCGGTAGCGCCTTCGTTGCTTGCGTGGGCACCTTCAGTTACGAACCAGTTAAAGAAACATTCGTTCTCAATTTGGATCTTCAACGACTTGGCAGCGTCGTCTGTGAACATGTTCATCATGTCCATATCTGCTTGGTGAGCGAGAACGTCGTTTACCTGAACGCTGAAATACTTACCCTTGTTGATCTGCATGTCTTGAAAGATCGGGGTAGGGACTTCGGACGTCAGAGTTGCACCGGCACCGGTATAATCGTTGATCGTGATCGACGGGGCCGTACGGATGCGAATGGTGTCGCCTTGGTTCTTGATTTCGCCTTCCCAATCGGTATTGGCGATCTCAGTCATCATGGTGTTCGCGTAGAACTTTGCGTTTAGTTTGTTAGACCACAATTGCGGAATGAACGCACCAGAATACGATGGATCAGTTGCAAAAGCGGAACCGCCTGTTACGGGAAATACAGCAGCCATTATGGCCTCCTATTAGTTTTGTTGGTGACTAACAGCTGCTTACTTTCTGGCGCTATACGTACTGACGTGTTAACACGTTATGTTCGCACACGGCCTTCTAGATATGCAGTCGTTATGTCGGCTTCAAGTTTTGTTGCTTCATCGTACTTGTGGTTCGTATTCAAAGTGCGAATCCGGTTCCAAGCCGATTGGATTTCTCTTTCTGAGTAAACCTTCGAGTCTTTACCTACGCTCTTTGTATTTACAGAACTCGATGAACGATTTGGCGTAACCTGCTTCTCGAGTTCAGCTCGGCGAGACTGACGTTCGTCTGGCTCCGCATTTCCTAGGGATGCTTTCCACAGGTTCACATAATGTGACACTGCCTCAACGTCCCCGTTCGAAAATGCTGCTGCCGCCTGATCTCTGCGCGGGCCACGGGACATGGGATCATGCTCGTTTAACCACGCAACCCAGCGTTCGTCGTTGTCGATGGCGGCAAAATCAGGAACTGCTTGCGCTAGTTTCTGAGTAAAGCTCATTTCACCGACTTGGCTACCGGTCTGCTTCAGTTGACTTTGAAGCTGGTCGATAACTACTTGTTGTTGCTCAAAGCGGTCCTCGTATCCTTGAGAGACTTCCTGCGCAACACGACGCTGGACACCGATCAGTTCTTCGCCAAATTCGGCTCGATCTTCGTCGGTTACATAACTGACTTTCTCTTTCGGCTTCGCGGGCTCTTTGGGCTTCTCTTCCATACTCACAACGAGCTGGTTAAGCTTGGCCGTTAAGTCCTTTACCTGCGAGTGCAGGCGGGGGACTTCAGCGTCGTACTTACCCCGGAGGGTTTTGTATTTCTGCTCAAATTCGTCCACTACGTCCGTCGGTGACGTGTCAGCTGGCTTTGCGTCTTCAGGTTCTACTGATGCTTCGGCTTCGAATGGTACTTCTGCCTCGGTATCCTCTGGAATATCCTTTGAAACGTCAGACCCTTCGGTCTTCTTCTTAGGCTTTTCCGTTTGGGCGTTTAGCGTTTTCTCTAATTCTTCAGTTTCAGCGATCTGTGCTTGTACCTGTTTTGGCAATGCCATGGTTTTCTCCTTAAAGCACCAACTCAAGCTCCTAGCGTCCCGTGGGTATGCTGTAACCGTTATGGTGTGCTTCTCGTATTTTACGCCTAAGCGCGGTTTCCTACCTTCGGCGCGTCATTGACGGCATCCAGTAAATCTACAAATGCTTCCGCTCTGCCCTGCAACCGGTGGACCTGTGCCATGTCGGTTGCGTGAATAAGCTTCAACTTGGCGGATTCTAACTCCGCCGTAATTAGTCTCAAAAATGCCTCGTTTCCGGGCTCTCGTAACCGAGTTAGGGCTGTAATTGCCTGAATCTCGACATTATTAAGGTCAATCATAGCGCAAAACTATCCTAAATGTGGTTACGTGTCAACAGATACACCGTTAGACGCCGTTTGGTTTAGGGCTAAAGTTGTTCTCTTGTCGCCCTCCCTGAGGTGTTCCGTCTTCCTGCAAGTTAGCGGGGCCTTGTGAACCCTGTGCTCCTTGCGCCGCGGCCATGGCCTGTTGCTGCTGCATCATCATTTGCTGCTCAGCTTGCTTCTTCAGGATGTCTTCACGGCTAGGGACGAGACGATCAACGTTAGTATTAAGGTTGCCCGCCAGATCTCGCATAAG